CATTTTGCGGATGGCACGACAGGAGATGAGGCTTATCGCGGAATTCTTAAATACGAACATTCCAATGATCGTTTTTTATTTGGAACTGCGGGCGGAAACACAGCATTAACGATTGACTCGTCACAGCGTGTAGGGATTGGCACTACGAGTCCTGGCCGTAGTCCTCTTCATCTACACCAACCGTCAGGCAATAATACTTACTTAAAACTTACAAACGGAGATACTGGATCCGGTTCTGATGATGGAACTGATCTTATTGTTCTCACCAATGGCGAGTTTTACATTAACCAAAGAGAATCACAGGCAATTGTTACTTATATCGGTGGTTCCGAACGCGCCCGCATCGACAGCTCCGGCAGGCTCTTAGTTGGCACGTCTAGTTGGTCTGGTGGATATACAGGCCAAGTCATTGAAGGTAACTCAACCGCTGGAGATGGACCTGGCGTTCTTTATCTTGCCCGCGGTGCTGAATCGCCAACAACTGGCCAATATTTGGGCGAACTTAATTTTTCGAATACAACTGGTGATATAGGTGCGTCAATTATTTCCATGGCGGATGGCGCGTGGGCGTCTGGTGACTACCCAGGCCGCCTAGTGTTCTCCACTACCGCCGACGGAGCGAGCAGCCCGACGGAGCGGATGAGGATTAGTGCAAACGGAATTACTACTTTCAATTATCTTGTACTCGCAAATGGGGGAATTGAAGCAAATACCACAACTGATCCTGGTGTCTACGTTAGAAAAACCGGAACAGGTGGAAATATTTTTCAAGGTCGAAATGCGGGAGGAAGTGAAGTTTTTAGAATCCAGCAAAACGGCGACACTTACAATGCCAACAACGTCTACGCCGCTATCTCTGACATCAAGCTGAAGGAGAACATTGTTGACGCCAGCTCCCAGTGGGATGATCTCAAAGCTCTCCAAGTCCGTAACTACAACTTCAAGGAAGAGACCGGACAACAGACCCACACCCAAATCGGTCTTGTTGCCCAAGAAGCTGAACTCGTCTCCCCTGGTCTCGTCAGCGAATCCCCCGACCGTGACGAAGACGGCAACGACCTTGGCACCGTCACCAAGAGCGTCAACTACTCGGTGCTCTATATGAAGGCAGTCAAGGCGTTGCAGGAAGCAATGGAGCGCATCGAAACCCTTGAGCAGCGTCTAAATGATGCTGGCATTGCCTAGTAGTCCTACTCACTACTCCCTCTCAACGAGCCTACCAATCCCGGTGGGCTCTTTTTTTTTACACACCACAAACACACATTTATATCATGCCTACTCCTGGTATTGACTTTCCTTTTACCGTGTTCAAGATTGCCAACATGGAGCGCAAGCTCGACGACATCGGCACGGTCTACACGGTTCACTATACCGTGACTCGCTTCCGTGATGGTGAGCAAGCTGGTGCTTATGGCTCCCTTGGTTTTGAAGCGCCTGGAGCTGACGCTATCCCGTATCCCCAACTGACTGAAGAGATCGTCGTTGGTTGGGTAAGGGATCAACTTGGTGAAGAAAAAGTCACCGAGATCGACGCTGCACTTGATGCGCAAATCTCTCAAAAGTTGACTCCTACGACTTCTACTGGAGTCCCCTGGTAAACCTTACCTTTAGGTAAATATCATGATCACCATTCTTGGTATCAAAGTGTCCTATGAGGCACTTGCATTCTTCGCTCTTTTCATTGGCTCCGAGATTGTCGGTGCTTCTAAGCTGCGTGAAAACAGCATTGTTCAAGTCCTGCTGCGTGGTGTAGAGGCAATCAAGCCTCACCGCACTGAGGATGACAAGATCCAAAGCATTAAGGATACACTCAAATGAGCATCAAACTCCTTGACGTTATTAAAAACTACAAGGGGTTACCTCATCAAAAGCAAGCCATTGAGGCTCTAGAGCATCTTCTAGGGTCCTTTGGCTTGTCTGATGATGCGGAGTGGGTAAAGCTCTGGCGTACACCTACTCCAGTAATTCCTCAGTTTGATAATACTTGGGACGGTATTGAAGCTGCTGCACGTGCTACTGGAGCTAAGTTTCCAGAGGTTGTCGCTGCACAATGGGCACTCGAATCAGCATTTGGTACTGCAACAAGTGGTCGAAATAACTTCTTTGGTATCAAAGGTACTGGTACTGTAAAGACTACCTGGGAAGACTACGGTAATGGTCCCGTTACCATCAAAGCTTCCTTCAAAGATTTTGCTACTCCTTATGACTGCGTAGAGCACCTTGTTACTCAGTGGTATAAGGACTACAAAGGTTATAAAGGCGTCAATCGAGCCACCTCTCGTGAAGACTGTGCATACCTCTTGAAGAAGGAAGGTTACGCCACAGACCCCATTTACGCACAGAAGCTGATTCGATTGATGGAGCAACATGAGTAGTACCACTTACAATATTACACCTGGTAGGTACGATAGAGAACTACCTGTTTCTACTAAAGTTCACTTTAAAAGCTCTACTAACAGCACAAATGCAACATCAGTAAAAGCTAGTCCTGGTACAGTCTTTAACCTGTTTATTCATAACACCCACAGTGGTGGTGGTAGTGGAGCTTCGATTGCTTTTAGGTTGTACAACAAAGCTACGGCACCTGTTGTAGGTACAGATGTACCAATGATTATTATTCATGTACCTTCTGGTTCTTCTAAAGAGCTTAATTTTACTAGCGGTATTACATTTACTACAGGCATTGCTTATTCTATCACAGGAGGTGATGCTTTGCTTGATGCAACTGTTGTAGATGCAGATGGTGTTCAACTTTACATTGGGTACATGTAATGATTGAAGCAGGTGTAGCAGCAGGTATTGCCCTTTTAACTGCTATTATCTCAGTTCATAACCGTCTACACAGCAAGATCAGCGACGTTGATAGCCGTGTAGACAAGGTAGAACTACGTGTAGCAGAGCACTACGTCCAAAAACAAGAGCTATCTACTGCTCTTCAAAAGATGGAGGATCACATGATCCGCATTGAAAACAAATTAGATCAAATTGTCCTTAGACATGGCTAACAACAAAGCTACTGAGGATATGTTTAACGAGTTACACAACCTCGTTACTACTGAATTCCTTAAGAGAATCAAGAGTGGTGAAGCAACTGCTCAAGAACTTAAAGCGGCTTGTGATTGGTTAGCTAAAAATGACATCAGTGGGGTTGCCTATGACGGTAACCCTCTTGATAAACTAGCTAACGTCCTCCCTAAAGTAGACCCTGAACTCGTACAGAAGAGGCTTTATGGCAAGTCGTACCTCTAAATACTACAAAGACAACCCGGAAGCACGAAAGAAGCGTCTTAAACAGCAAGCACGCTACAATCGTCAATCACTTCAAATTGAAAAACGTGTTGAACTTAATCGTGAGAACAGAAAACGCGGCACCTATGGTAATGGTGACGGTAAAGACGTATCACACAAGAAAGATGGTTCAACAGTACTTGAAAAAGCCTCAAAAAATCGAGCTAGAAACCGATCTCGGAAATGACACCGCTACTTCCGTCCCCTGATCACTACCTCCACAACCTAATAACGATGACAAGTCCCGAAGCAAAGCGTCTTTGGAGACGCGCCATTAAGGAACATTTTAATTGTCAATGTGTCTACTGTGGAAATCACTATGAATTACATGAACTTACACTTGATCACGTGCGTCCTCGCTGCTTTGGTGGTGAAGACCTTACATCAAACCTTGTTCCCAGTTGCTGGAACTGTAATCAGGCTAAAGGAAGTCAAAATTGGTTATCATGGATGAGGCGAACCTTCGGGATTACCCATAGAGAAGGACTTATTTTACAACATATACAATAGTTATGGCTGACGAATATATGTATTTAGGTGAAGTACCTAAAAGTGTCTATGATAAAGAATTAAAAAATTATCTAGAACGTCGTCGCAAGTCTAATGCTAAGCGTGTTCCTGCTCAATTTGAGTATAATGGTAAAAAATATACATTTCAAAAAGCAGGTCAAAGTTATCAAATAAAACACGCTGGAGAACGAGTTTTAAAAGAAGCAAAACGTAGAGTTACTGAATCTAAACAAACCGTCAAACTTTCTAGTATAGAAGAGATGATGGTAGAAAATCTTTACGATGAGGCTTCTAAACGGAATTTAGCGGTTGATCACGTATTTCCTGTGGCTAAAGGTGGTCCTGCCAATGCTCCGTGGAATTTAAAACTTATGGAGCCATCAATTAATAGTGCTAAAGGCGCTAAAGTTGGTGGTAATTGGAGATACGAACCATTAATTGCAGAAGGTGGCTCTATTAAATTTAAACGTGCTGCAGGCACTGCATTACCACTCGTCGGTTTAGCTGCAACAACTTTAAGTGCTGGCCAAGCGTTTGCTGCTGGTGACGTACGTGAAGGTACTGCTAGAATTCTTGAAGGTGTTGCTGGTGAAATCCCAATTGCTGGTGATGTAATCCAACCTGAAGCTGTTGCTGGTGGTACATTTGCTGACGTAGAGCGTAGAACTGCAGAAGGGCTACGTGCTAAAGAACTTCAACAACGTGCTGCAGAAGCTAGACAACGAGGCGGTAAAATGTCCTTTGGTTTAGGTAGCGTTCGCTTTACTTTACCTGAATTTGGTCTATCAGAACTTATGGGAATTAACTAATCCCTCACCAGAGGCGTCTACAAGCTCCTACAAGGCGCCTCTTTACCCACTTAGGTATATTCTACCACATGAATGTTTTAGATGCCCTTAA